CTTGCTACCAGCATGGATGGTGGGCCGTGATCCAAAGCTCAAGATTATACAAGCAACGCACACGGCAGAACTCGCAATAAGATTTGGTCGTAAAGCAAAAAATTTAATTGATAGAGAAGACTACGGTAAAATTTTTAAAACAAGATTACAAGAAGATTCTAAAGCAGCAGGACGTTGGGAAACCGAACAAGGTGGTGAATACTTTGCAGCTGGTGTTGGTGGTGCCATAACAGGTAGAGGAGCGGACTTACTAATTATTGACGACCCACATTCTGAGCAAGATGCATTGTCTCCTACAGCAATGGAGTCTGCTTACGAGTGGTATACATCAGGTCCTAGGCAACGTTTACAACCAGGAGGTAAGATCGTATTGGTCATGACTCGTTGGACGACAAAAGATTTAACAGGGATGTTGGTCAAGAACCAGAGTGAACCCAAAGCTGATCAGTGGCACGTGGTCGAATTTCCAGCAATCATGGACCACGGATCAAAGAACCAAAAACCTGTGTGGCCTGAGTATTGGAAACTAGATGAATTAGAAAAGGTCCAAGCAACACTGCCCACGGGCAAATGGAATGCACAATGGATGCAGAATCCGACAGCAGAAGAGGGTGCAATACTGAAACGTGAGTGGTGGCAAACTTATAAAGGTGAAGAGATACCACAACTACATCACGTTATACAAAGTTATGATACAGCTTTCTTAAAAAAAGAAACAGCAGATTACTCTGCTATTACAACGTGGGGTGTATTTTATCCTAGCGAAGATAGTGGAGCCTGTTTAATATTAGTTGATGCTATCAAAGGTAGGTACGAGTTTCCTGAGCTAAGGCGCTTGGCTCTTGAACAATACGAGTATTGGAAACCTGAGACAGTCATAGTTGAATCTAAAGCCAGTGGTTTGCCACTAACATACGAGCTAAGAAAGATGAACATACCGGTTACAAACTTTACACCTAGCAAAGGCAACGACAAGCACGCTCGTGTCAATTCTGTTGCACCTCTGTTTGAATCTGGTATGATATATGCACCGGAACAAAAGTTCGCGGATGAAGTCATTGAGGAATGCGCGGCGTTTCCCTATGGCGATCATGATGACCTTGTCGATTCTACTACACAAGCTCTCATGCGATTTAGACAAGGTGGTTTCTTACAACACCCGGAGGACTATGTTGATGAAACTACAGCAAAACCTAAGAGAGTGTATTATTAATGGATGATATAATAAAATTATTGCAAGAGTTAATGACAAGAGGGCCTAAACCTAAAGGAGGTATAGCCAGTAGTAAAGAGGGCATAGAATTTTTAGGTAAACAATTAACCAAAGAACAACGTGGTAGTCTTATGATTGTAAACTCTAGACTAACAGATGCTAGTCAATTTCAACCATTTTCTATTGCAAGCGTAGGTAAAGACAAGAGATTTAAACTTATGTCTGACTATGAAAAAGATCTTTCAAATGAGTTTAACAAGACTATAGAGTTTTTAAAAGCAAACCCTGATATTAGATTAACACAGACACAGAAAGATAATATCTATTATAACCTCCAGGTGTACAGAAAAATAACAGCTGAGAAAAATAAATTAGAAAAAAGTATTATCGAAGATGGTAAAAAACCAAGTAATGTTTTAGATATGGAAGGAAATATTCTTGATCCTAATGAACCAATTATAGGTGGCACACAAGAGAGTGCTAAAAAAGCAGGTAAAGGTCGATTTACTAAAGCAGAATTTTTAATTCAACGTTTAAAAAATACAATTAAAGCAAATCCCGATGATGCATACGTTCAAGAAAATTTTCCAAACTTTATAAAAGAATTAGAAGCTAACCCAGATCTTGCTAAAAATGAAAATGTATTTAAAGAATTTGGTGGTGATTTACCAGATGATCAAAGGATAACTGTCTACGATGATGACACTTTAGATTTTGAAATGTTAAAACCTAAGAAAAAATTTAGATTAAATGCAGAAAGATTTCAAAAAGATTTTAATGTAAGTGATGAAGAGATGGAAAAAATACTTGCACTTTCTTCAGAAGAACAACAAAAAATATTAAAAGAATATATTGATAAAGATTTTAAACAACAGATTGAACTTGCTGATTTTGATGTTACAGACAAAGAACCAAACGCAAAGGGTGGACGTGTTGGATTTTCTGACGGTTCATTCTATGATAATATTTTAAAATTAGAAGATGAAGCTTTTCAAAGATTATTAGATGCTTTTAAATACTACAAAGACCATGGTGGCAAAAAAAGTCTTACAGATTATTTAAAAAAATCAGGGAAAAGAGGAGATCAGTTTAGAGGTGCAAAAGGAGGCATAGTTGGCTTACGTATATGATTACATAAATGACACGTTAATTGATGACGAAGACAAAAGTCTTGGTAATAAGTTTCAGTTAAATGATGAGCGATTAAATCAAAACATGGGAACAAATATTATGACTCTTAATCCTTTGTTTCCAGAAAAAGATCCTACAGACTTTGGTAGTTTCAAACCATTAGATGTACCAGGCATGGCTTTACCAGTGGGAGCAACTCTTGGTGGCATGAGATTAGGAGATATAGTTTTTAGTAAAGGTGAAGATGAGGAAAAGAAGAAAAAAGATGCAGACCCCGATGATAAAAATATTTTAAAAAGACCAGACCCTCTTGATCCAAAAAATTTAGAAGACTTAGCAAATAGTATAGAAATAGCAGAGGCGGTTGAAAGACTTAAGAAAAAAGAAATGGATCCTACTAAAAGGGATAATAGAACTAAATTAGCACGTGATCTTAATTTACCTGTAACTAGAAGTGGTATGATTGAAATTAGAAAAGGAGATTATTTTAATAAAAGATTAGAGACATTAAAAGATAAAGGTGTAAACTTTGATGGTTATTTTAGTATACCAGAAACTGCTAATTTATTGGGTTCAAAATCAAGCTCAGCCATACAAAGTTACATAAACGATAATAACATACCAACAATTAAAAAAGGTTTATACAGACTTGTTAAGTTTAATGATTTCTTAAATGTGTATCAAGGAACTAAAGAACGTGTAGATCTTGCCCCACCACCTGATATTAAAAATGTAGCCAGAGACGAGTTTTTGAAAGGCAGGAAAAGTAAACTTTTTGAAAGATTTAAAGATTTAAAATCAAAAAAATATATTCCACCCGAAGTTAAATCTATTTATGATAAGTATGAATTATCTAAACTAGAGGGTGGTCATCCTTTTCCTGTAGAATTTTTTACAAAAGAATTTGGTGAAAAAGGAACTTTAAAAGACACAAGACAGTTTGATTGGATATATAGAAACAGAGATAAACTATTTAATCAAAATGATTTAGTTCTTCAGAGTAAAGCAATAAATCAATCAGGTGGGCCTTTTTATAATGCGATTGCAAAATTAAAACCTTTATACAAAGACCTAGGTAAATATGTTGATAAATATGAAGGCAAGGGAGCAGTAAAAAATAAAGAAGATATTGATGCTATATCTAAATTAAATTTAGATATTATGAAAATTGTTACAGAATCAAAAAGTGAGGTAGAAAATTTTTTAAAAGAAAATCCTGATTCTAAACTAACTATACCTAAAATGAAAACAGGTGGATTGCATGGAGCAATATTTGATTATGAAACTGGTCAGGTTGAGTTGTACGCACCTGATAAACAATTTCTTTTTGAGTCTGGTGCAGTAGGAGATGAACCACAAGACCAAAAATTAAAAATAGCAGAATCTTTTTTAGATGCAATAAATCAAGTGGTTGATGATAAATCAGATTTAAAAACACTTACTGATTATTTTGAGGGTCAAGCTTTACCTAGATTTCAAAAAGGTGGTGGCGTAGAAATTACTCCACTACCAAGATCTAACTTTGGTAATGGTGGTGCAGCAGGAGCTGATGTAGATTTTGCAACAGAGCTAGAATATTTTTTTACTAATCCAGATACTGAAATTCCAGAAATAACGACATACAAAGAAACGAGTAATCCAATAGAAATATTTAATGATATTATAGATCCTAGAAACTATCCATACTACGCAGATGTGTTAGTTAGATCAGGTCTTCGTATTGGCGAGTTTGGTGCAAGAATTCTTCCTGCAACAGGAAAACTAATAGCTGATGCAATGCAAAAAGGTGTGTTTAAAGTTAGAGATAACCCAGACTCAAGATACGTGCAAGACTATGATGAGATCTTACCATCTAATATCAGAGGCACAGGAATATTCTCAGATTTTTTACAAAACATAACACCAACGACGTTAGAGAAAAAAGTTGGTCTTGATAAACTAATTAAGGCAGAAGAAAAAAAACAAATTGAAAGAGGCTCTACGGCTGGTCCAAAAGTTTTTGCAGACACGCTTGGTCTTGGAGCCGAGGTTACTGCTCCGATATTTCCTGGTCTTACATTATTACGAGCTTTTGCAAAAAATAGAAATCTACCTGTTAATAACGTGACTAAAAAACTTTTAATAAAAGAAGTTGATGAAGTATTAGAACAACGAGGAATGAATCGAAGAGATTTTTTAAAAGTCACTGGTGCTGGTGCAACTGTAATTTTAGCAAAGCTGTTAGGCTTTGGAGATGAAATTGCAAAGACTACAAAGGTTGCAGAGAAAGTTGCAGAAAAAGCAACAAGTGGTGGAGTCCCTCCATATTTTTTTCAATTAGTAGAAAAAATTAAAAGAAGTGGTAAACAACTTGATGCTGAGTTTGATCCAAGAGTTGAAAACAATATGCAATTTGAAGATTATGTTATGAAAGAAAATATGGCAACAGGAGAGATTACTATTCAAAAAATAAAAGAAGACGGTATGAGCGTAGGTGATGATGTCATAGAAGGTGTTGTTTCAGATGAACTCATTACTTATACACCAGGAAAAACTGTTTTAGGAAAAGATGGTAAGTATTATAAAATGGCCGATGAATATGAAGAATCTACAGTTAAACCTGATAGTGAAGGTAAAATGAAAGATTATGAAGAGGGTTTAGATTCTATTGAAGAGATTATAGAACTTTTCCCAAATAAATTCAAAATGTCTGAATTAGAAGCTGCTGGCTACAACGTTGAAGCTTTTCCAGAAAATATAAAACAATTATTAATAAATGACATTAAAAAAATTGACTAGAACAGTACCACCCAAAAGAGGGCCTAACCCACAAGGGTTGAATGTTCCCTTAAAACAGGTTAAGATAATAAACCCGGAGAATATAAATGGCAGATATAGACAAAACGTTACCAAACGTAAAAACATCAATCGAGGTTGATCCTCAAGAAGAAATAGAAATCGAACAGGAAAAAGCCGTAGAGGCCCAAGATCCTGGGGTCGAGGTCACACCAAATGAAGATGGAAGCGTTGAAGTAAATTTTGATCCAAGCAAAGTAAACATCGAAGGTCAGCCAGGACACTTTGATAATCTAGCAGAATTATTACCAGAGGATGTTTTAAAACCAATTGGTCTAGAATTAGTTGGTAACTACAAAGAATATAAAACATCAAGAAAAGATTGGGAACAATCTTACATACAAGGTTTAGATCTTTTAGGATTTAAATACGAGAATAGAACAGAACCGTTTCAAGGTGCATCTGGTGCAACACACCCTGTTCTTGCAGAAGCAGTAACACAGTTTCAAGCTGGAGCTTACAAAGAATTATTACCCGCAGAGGGACCAGTCAGAACACAGATAGTTGGTAAACCTGATCCGTCTAAAGAAGCACAGTCACAACGTGTAAAAGATTACATGAACTACGAGTTAATGGAGAAGATGGAAGAGTATGAACCTGAGTTTGATCAGATGTTATTTCATCTACCACTTGCTGGTTCTACATTTAAAAAAGTTTATTACGACGATTTGTTGGGAAGAGCGGTAAGTAAATTCATACCTGCCGAGGATTTAATTGTTCCGTATACGGCTACCTCATTAGACGATGCGGAATCAATTATCCACACAATAAAAATTTCTGAAAACGATTTACGAAAACAACAAGTGGGTGGTTTTTATTCTGATGTAGAACTTGGACCACCAGGTGTAAATCAAAACGATGAGTTAACTAAAAAAGAACGAGAACTTTCTGGAACTAAAAAAACTGGAAAGCAAGAAGATATTTATACTTTGTTGGAGTGTCATGTTAATTTAGACTTAGAAGGTTTTGAAGATAAAGATGATGAGTTAAATCCAACAGGAATTAAATTACCTTACATAGTTACTGTAGAAGAAGCTAGTCAACAAGTTTTATCTATTAGACGTAATTATGAACCAACTGATCCAAAGAGAAATAAGATCCACTATTTTGTCCACTTCAAATTCTTACCGGGTCTAGGATTTTATGGCTTTGGATTAATTCACATGATTGGCGGATTGAGCAGAACCGCAACGGCTGCTCTCCGTCAATTGTTAGATGCAGGTACTTTATCAAACCTGCCGGCAGGATTTAAACAAAGAGGTATTAGAGTTAGAGATGAAGCATCACCATTACAACCAGGTGAGTTTAGAGATGTAGATGCACCAGGTGGTAATCTTAGAGATGCATTCATGCCTTTACCATACAAAGAACCATCGCCAACATTATTACAATTAATGGGTGTTGTAGTTGGTGCAGGACAAAGATTTGCAGCTATCGCTGATATGCAAGTAGGGGATGGTAATCAAGCTGCTGCTGTTGGAACAACAGTTGCATTATTAGAACGTGGTTCAAGAGTTATGTCAGCTATTCACAAAAGATTATATTCTGCAATGAGAACAGAATTTAAATTACTTGCAAAAGTATTTAAAACGTATCTACCACCAGTCTATCCATATGATGTTGTTGGTGCTACAAGAGAAATTAAACAAGCAGATTTTGATGAGAGGGTAGATATTTTACCTGTTGCAGATCCAAATATATTTTCAATGGCACAAAGAATTACGATGGCACAAACAGAATTACAACTTGCAACATCAAATCCTCAGCTACATAATTTGTATTTTGCGTACAGACAGATGTATGAAGCACTTGGTATTAAAAATATTGATGCAGTTTTACCTCCACCAGCTCCAATGCAACCAATGGATCCTGCGTTAGAACATATTAATGCATTAGGTGGTAAACCTTTTCAAGCTTTTCGTGGTCAAGATCACCGAGCACACGTTACAGCTCATTTAAATTTCATGTCAACAAACATGGTTAGAAACAATCCACCTATTATGGCTGCCATGCAAAAAAATATTTTAGAACATATTAGTCTAATGGCACAAGAACAGGTAGAATTAGAGTTTGCAGACGTATTACAACAAGCACAACAGATGCAAATGATGGCACAACAAGACCCACAAGCTCAACAACAGCTACAAAAAATTTCTCAAGACCTAGAAGCAAGAAAATCTGTGTTGATTGCAGAGCTAACAGCAGATTTTGCTAAGGAAGAAAAAGAAATTACATCACAATTTGATGCAGATCCACTTTTAAAATTAAAATCACGTGAAGTTGACCTTCGAGCGATGGAAAATCAACGTAAAAAAGACGCTGATCAAGCAAATCAAGACCTAAATAGAGCAAAATTAATGCAAGCTAGAGAGTTAGCTGAAGATAAAATGGATCAAAACGAAGAATTAGCTAAATTACGTGCTGGAGTTAGTCTTGCAAAGACTGGAGTACAACAAGCAGCTGTTGTAGTGAAGGATAATTAATGCCATTAAACAAAAAAGGTAAAAAAATTATGAAATCTATGAAG